CGTCGTCGAGCCGCAGCTCTTTCTTGGCGATGTGGATCTTCGCCAGCCGGGCGTTGCGGATCGGCGCCGAGGCGGCGCGCTTCGAGGCGGCAGTCATGTGGCACCTCGCTGGTCATAGTCGCCGGGCCGCGCCAACACGTTGTTGACCGCCTGGGCGAGTGCCTCGCGGTAGTTGACCACTGCGGCCATGGTCCGGTCGGCACGGACCGCTCGCCAGGTGCCGTACACCAGGCGCTGGCTTTCCCGAGGCACCATGCTCCAGCAGTTCCGACACATGGCGTGCCCGGCGCGTGCGGTCGCGCCGCAGCCGGGCACGGGGCAGACCCGGCCCGTCATCGCCAGGCCCTCGAGCAGGCCCAGCAACCACCAAGCACGATGGCCGCAAACCAGCTCCACAAGATCCACGGATAGGTGGCCGGCTCTACCGAAAGGCCGACCAGAGCGCTTGCGGCCACGGTGACCACCGTGGCGCCGGCGAGCATGATGATAATGCGCATGATCACGCCTCCCATACCGGATGGCCGGGACCGAAGGGCGTCATGGGAAACTCTTCCCTAGCGACCGACGTGGCGATCTTCAGTCGCTCTAGCATCCGGAGTGCATCGGCTTCATGCATCGCGGCGACGGCAAGCTCGCCGGCTTCAACGCATTGCTTCGCTGCCGCTGTGCAATCGACGAACGAGACGGCGAAGGTTGCGATCTCCAGCAAACCAGCAATCTCGTAGTCGGCGAGCGGCAGTTCTTTGTGGTTTAAGATCCAGCGGTGCAGGCTGGGAAGTTGCCGAAGGTCCATTTCACACCCCCTGCGCGGCCAGGACCGGCCCGATCGGCGGCCAGCCGGCGAACTCGCCGACCGGCAGCGGCGTCGGCAGGCCACGCACCGGCGTGACGGTGCGGACCTCGCCGCCGGTGGCCCGGTACACCCACAGATCTCGCCGCCCATACCAGAGCGCCAGGTGCACCACGGTGGTCTCCGTCGGTGTCGACGGGTCGTAGATCTCGATCGACACCTGCTCGTGCGATCGGCGGGTCATCACGCACCGCCTTCCGGCGCGGCCTTGGCGGCCGGCTCCGGATACTTTTCCCCGCACCAGGGGCAATAATTTGGGGTGACCGCCTGAGTCTTGTTGCGCCGAGTTTCGTGGATCCACTTGTCCTTGCGGATCAGCCCGATCAGCGCGCGCGACACCGTTCCAGGCAGCAAGGGCATCGTCGCGTGAATGCAGTGCTCCGGTCCGACGAGCGCATTGATCTTGTTGACGCAGTTGCACATCACGCACCGCCTTCCGGCGCGGCGATCGCCGGTACCGGAATGTGGCTGGCCGTCATGCCCTCGGGCACTTCAGCGGACGCCATGTCGACCGGGATCGTCTCCCAGCCGCCGCGGGCGTCCTTGCGCTGCAAGCGGATGTACGCCTTGCTTCCCTCGACGCGGATGCTGTCACGCAGGGCCTGCATCGCCCGCTGCCAGCCTTCGTCGGTGATCTCCATCCGCAGCAGCGAGAACACCCGCTCGCGGCTGACCTGGCCTTCCTTGTCGGTCTGGAACGCCTCGGTGATCACGGCGCGCAGCTCGGGCCGAGCGTCGCTCGACCAGTCCCGCAGGCAATCGTCGATGATCGACTTCGCGATCTGCAGGCCCGAACCGAAGGTCAGCTGGTCCTGCACCTGGACCTTGATCCGCAGCGTGCCGTCGTAAGTGGTCAGGGTGACGTTGCCCTTGCCTTCCATGCCGCGCTTGCGGGCGCCGTACTTTTCGGCCAGCAGATCTAGCAGGGTGGCGACGTCCTCAAAGGTGTGGCCCTTGAAGCGGCCGATCTGCGCCGACAGCGCCTCGGCGTGGCCGATCACGCTGCGGACCATCTGGTCCTCCAGCAGCTCGTGATCCTTGACCAGGGACTTCGGGATCAGCCGGCCCTTGGCGTCCATGACGTACCCTTCCGGGATCTCGGCGGGAGCGGGCGATGCAATAGCGTTCAAGCTCACATGAGCCTCCGTTTAAAGCGGATTGAAGGAAGGCGGACACCCCACCAGCGCAGCTGCTGGGCGATCAGCCAGATCAGGCCGTGGCGGGGGTTACGCATGGTCGAACACCACGTCGGCCTGGAACGGCCCGTTGGCGTCATCGCAGGCGGTCATGCGCAGCCGCCCGCTGTCGGGATTGAGGTCCATCACGGCGGTGACCAATTCGCCGCCCGGCGAGCGCATCCGGTAGACACGCAACTCTCCGGACGGCCGCCAGGTCTCCACGGCGGCGCGGAACTCGACGGTTCGGCCGTTGACCGGGAGCCGCCACCGGACGGTGGAGTCGATCGGCGGGAAACCGGTTTGAAGGTTGACGCCGCTCATGCCGCCGACCCTCCCTTCGGGCCGCCGTGCGGCAGGTATTTCGGTCGGGCCGGGATCCGCTTGCGGAAGGCCAGGAGGTCGACCACCGGGGCGGTGGCGTCGTCGGAGCCGACCACGCGCAGATGCGTCGGCACCCGGCGGCGCTCGACGGCATCGGCCATCCGGGCGGCGTCACGCAGCTCCACGCATCCGGCCTCGAACACCTCATAGGGGATGGCGTCGCCGGAGGTGATAGCCTCGCGCCAGGCGTCGAGGACGTTGCGGATCTTGTCGCCGATCATTGTCCGGCCCCCAAGTTCCGCCAGGCTTCCTTGATGCGCTCGACAGTGACGTTGTCGATGCCGCCGGCGTGATACGCGGCGCGGCGGATCGTCTTGGTGACCAACCGCAGCGCGCCGGCCCGGGCGGCGACCTCCTCCAGCAGGGCGATGCAGTCGGCGCATTCGAGGCCCCAGGCGTCGACCTGGGCGCGGACGTCGCCCTTGACCGCACGCGGGATGTAGCGTCGGCCGCCGACCCGGCTGTAGACCTGGGCGTGGTCGCCGGCCTTGCCGCCGCCGGCCATCCGGCCACTGACCGTCTCGTTGCCGACGAAGGCGATGGCGATGCCGACCGAGTCGTGCAGCGACCGGATCTCGTCGAAGCACTGGACCTTCAGGTGCTGTGCCTCGTCGACGATCAGCAGCCCGCCGGTACCAGACACCCGCTGCTCTATCGCCTCGTACAGCGCCCCGGCGCCGCCATGGACCACGTTCCGGATGCCGACCGCCTTGGCGACGTCCCGGAGCGCCAACACCAGCGATGAGCAGTGCGGCCGCATGGTGGCGAGCCAGACGTTGGGGTTGCTGTCGCGGTAGCGCTCGCAGGCCTTCGTCTTGCCGACGCCGGGGACGCCGGTGACTGTCACGATATCGCCGTCCGCCTGCGCCATCGCGAGGGTGACCAGAACGTCGCGAGCCGTCGGGCTGTCGAACCAGGCCGGCGCAGTCGGGATCTGCATCGCCGTGCGCTGGCGACGCTCCCGCGCATCCAGCCACTGTCCGACCGACCGATCGACGCTGGCATTGTCGCCCTTGTATTTACCCTGCAGCCACTGGTTCAGCGCCGCGCCGCTGAAGCCCATCTCCTTCGCGGCGGCGGCCTGGCTCAGGCCGTCCGCCAGCATCGCCGCCTGCACCGTCTGGCGCAGCTCGGCGGCCGGCCTCGGCGCGTTCGATGCCGAGGCCGCTGCCGGCGTGACGCTCGCGTCCGGTTCCGCCGGCGGCTGGTTACTGATATCGTCCATTTTCTACCTCCATCGTTACCGGCCGGTGGGCGTTACAGCGCCCGCCGGCCAACTCACGCCACCGTCACAGACGGTTGCGGTTCCGGGCGGCCGTCATGGCCAGCACGTTGTTCACCAGTTCGTCGGGCAGCGCGTTCGAGTCGCGCTCGGGCAGGCCGCGCTGCGCCCTGACCGGAGCGTCGGGGCGGAAGCGCTGCGGCTGGATCACCCGCGCCTCGGGCTTTGTGCTCGCCGGCGCGTCGGGCATCAGCCGCGCCACGTCGCGCTCGTTCAACACCACCTGCGCCTCGGCCATCTCGCGGGTGGCCCGGTTCTTCTGACTCTTCGCCCGCGCATGTTTCTTGGCCTCGCCCACGTCCATGAAGCCGCTGTCGGCGATGCAGTCGGCGGCGGCGATGTAGTCGCCGGCCAGGTCGTAGACGTGGATCGGGTTGCCGAGACGGTCCGGGTCGTACCGGACGGCGACCTTCTCGCCGATGTGCGGGATCAGGGCCTGGCTGTAGTAGCGGTTGCCGTAGAGGTGGATCACGCCATCGGGCTTGCGGCAGGTGATCCCGGCGACCGGCAGCAGCCAAAGCAGCCGCGTCATCGCGTCGTCGGCGTCCGGCTTGCGGATCAGGTCGCGCTCATAGCTCTCGGCGAACACCTCGTCGAACGAGCGGCCTCGGGCGACCATGCTGTTGCGGTCGGTGCGGGTGTTGTAGCGGTAGATCTCGCGCTCGCAGACCCGCAGCACGTCGATCATCCGGGCGGTGCGACTGCCATAGTTGGCCGGCTTGTTGGCCGGGCTGTTGCCCGTGTAGGCACCCTCGAACTCCGGCGCCTTGCTGATGTAGCGGGCGAGGTCGCCGAACGCCCGCTCGATCGGCTTGGACTGGCCGTGTGCCGGCTTGGTGAAGCGCAGATCTATCCCGAGCGCCGGAAACAGCCCCAGGAAGTCATCGTCGCGGATCTTGTAGCGGTTGCGGTATTTCACCCCGCCGGTGTTCGACTTGGCGGCCGCCGCCATGGTGTTGTCGGAGAACACCGTGTCGGGAATGCCCCAGTTCTCGATCACGTCACCGAACGTCAGACGGAACCCGTTCGCCGACTCCGATGTATCCAGACGCCACGCCAGGATCTTGTTGCTGGACAGGTCTTGGAAGGTCAGCAGGAGGGCGCGGGCGACTTCGCCGTCGGGCCACTCGACGAACAGATCCAGCTTGTGGCCGTCGTAGTTGATCGCCTGCAGCGCCCGCAGGTCCGAGCGGTCACGGCGCTGTGCCGGACGGATCGCGTCGAGGTGATCAGCGCCGTGGCGTTTCAGGATCACGACCTCGGGGTCGATCTCGCGGTCGAGCTTGCGCTTCAACGTCACCGAGGCCGCCGGAAGGGTCCAGCCATGCACCGCGGCGGCATCTTTCAGCCGGTTCCAGCACTCCGCAATGCCCGGCCGGCTCTGCCGCAGATAGTCGGCCAGGAAGACGTCCCACGCCTGCGGACTGATGTCGGCGGTCCGGCGCTGCTCGCGGCAGTAACGCGGCGCCAGCCAGGCCATCCAATCGTGCCGCTCCTTGCCGGCCACCTGCCGGAACCAGCCCCAGATCGAGCCGGCGCTCACCCCGCGCTCGGCCGCTACGATCTGCACCGCCGTCGAGCGGGCTGTGCCGCCGCGCTCCATCTGCAGCACCGCGTCCAGGGTCAGGACGCTAAACTTTGCGCGCTCGCGGCCCTTGTCGTTCAGTGTGTCGAAATGCGCCCACGCCGCGGCCCGGTCGGGCGCGCCCGCCTTGGCGGCGGCCTCGGCCGCCTGTTCGCGCACGCCGCGCGCCAGCAGCGCCGAGCGGGCCTGTAGCGGCAACAGGGAGAAATGGTACTCCAGGCCGCCGCCGCGGCCCTTGCGGCGGCGGGCCAGTGGCTGGCCGGCTGCGGTGTGGATGGCGGCCCAGCCTTCCCGGTCGGCCAGCACGCAGATGCCGCGCTTGGTGCGGGGTGCGCCGGACAGCTTTAGCTCGGCCAGCTCGGCCAGCGTGAACCACTCGGCGCGCATCAATGACCCCGCCATGTACGGTCGTCGCGGTCGGCCAGATGCTCTTCCTCGTCGGCGATCCGGCGGTGGTCGCGGGCGCGGTCGCGGCGGATCGCCGAGCGGACGGCGGCGAGGTATCGGGGGTCGATCATCGCCTTGCCGACCCGGCGGACCGCCGGCACCAGCAAGTCCGGCCGCTCCAGCGCCACGGCCAGCGCGACCATCCTTGCGTGGCTGATGTTGTGATCCTCGCGGGCCTGGCTGGCGTAGGCGTTCAGCATGTGGACCGAGACCGTCTCGCCGAGTTCCTCCGACATGCGTCGAGCGACCTCGTCGCGGGGCATCTCGGCGGCGCGCAGCGCGTCGGCGACCTGCCGGCTCACCAGCTCGGCCAGCCGACAGCCCGCCGGCGCCGACTCCGGCGCCTGGTCCGACTCCGGCGGTAACGTTGGAGCCTTCGGCCGCCATGACAGGAACAGGTCCGGCGTCTCGGTGTCCCTTAGGCGCCGCGTCGTCATCGATCGCCTCCGGAAGGAGGCCGGATCCGGTTGAGGTTGGTATAGCCGGTCAATATGATCAGGGCTTGCCAGTCGCTGTCGCTCCAGCGATTGGCTTCGGCCCAGGTCATGAAGCTCTCCTTCCCGGAGGCAAGCCCAAGTACCGGGGCGACGTCGGCGTACTGGACGTTACGGGCCAAATACTGCGCCTGCGCCAAGGCCGGGTTCCGGTAGTAGCTCCGCAGCTCCAGCTGACGGGTGATATCGACCACGTCGGCCATCACTCGGCGTCCTCCGGCCACTGCGCCGCCAGGAACGCCTTGATCTCGCCGCGCCCGTGCAGGTGCGTCAGGAAGTTCCGGCGGTCGCGAGCGCTGCCTCGGCCCCAGCCATCGATCATTCGCCCCAGCCACTTGTCGGTGACCGGCGCCACCGCCCGCCGGTCGCGGATCCAGTCGACTGCGTCCTTCACCTTCTTGGCCGGCCCGTCCTTCGCCAGCAGTATGTCGGCGACGCGCGCCTGCTCGCTCGGCGACAGGGCGGACAGCTTGAACAGCTCGCCCTCCCGCCGGGCCAGTGCGGTGCCGGCGATCCGGGCGCGGACGGCCGGGTCGAGGCGCTCGTAGATTTGCACGGCGCGGCGGATCGAGCGCTCGGCGGCGCCGGTCTCCTGGGCAGCAGCGGCGGCGAAGGAGAGGGCCGGCGTCCAGATGGCAATTTTTGCCGTTTGGCCTTTTTCAATGACTTGCAGACCGGCAGCGCCGTTCTTCGCCCCCGGATGCAGCTTTTCGTAGACCCGCTTCCTCTCCGCGTAGGATGCGGCGCGGTCGAGTGGGTTCAGGTCGTGGCGGGCAAGATTCTCGTCAATCTCGCGCAGCAGGGCCTCGTCGTCGTCGATCCCGCTGACAACCCGCACCTCCACGCTCTCCAGGCCGCAGCGCCGCGCCGCTTCCAGGCGGTGGGCGCCGGCGATCAGCACGTAGCGGCCATCGACCTCGCGCACCTCGATCGCCTGCATCAGTCCAAGCTCGGCGATGCTTTCCGCGAGTGCGGCGACATGCGCCTCGTCGACCACCCGCAGGCGCTGGCCGGCGTCGATCGACGAGAGCGGGATCTGTTGGACCTTGCCGATTTCCATTGTCATCGCGCGGCTCCGGCTTTGACGGTGCGGGCGGTCATCGCGTCAGATCCCGCGCGGAACGCCGGGGTGCGCCAGATCGGCCCACATCGCGTAGACCTCCAGTCCGAGTTCGAACAGCGGGTGCGCCGCGCGGCCGCGCGGGTGGCTGTCCAGCCGCTCGTCGATGGCGTCGACCATCGTGCGGAGGATCTTGATCGCGGCCCTGCGGGCGCCGCCGGACAGGGCGCGCTGGCGCCGGGTCGAGGAGCGTGTCGTGCTGCGGGAAGTGTTCATGCGGCTTCTCCTTTTTGACGTTCACCGCCGGCCCGATGCCCGGCAGGGTGCTGGTGTCCGGTCCGGACTGCGTCGAGCTTCTGCCAGAAGTCGGCAAGGCTCGTGCGGCCCGGCGGCCTGGTCGGCCCGAAGCGGTCACGCATGATGAGAACGGCCTCGTCGATGATCATTTTCCGATGATTGGCGACGACGAAGTCCCGGACCTCCCGGTCCCGCCACCACCGAGGACGACGCCCCGTGCGCCAGATCGGAAGATGCGTAATGGCCTCAGCCAGCGAGGCGTGCTCGACGAAGCCGATTGCGCTCTCCAGCACCGCCAGCCGCCGCTCCATCAGCGCCCAGGGGTCGCCCTCCGCGGACACCGGCGGGGCGGCGGGGGCAGCGGGCGCCAACTCGCCATGCCGCCAGGCCAGGAACACCCCGACCACCTGCCGGCGCACCTCGGCGGCCTTCGGTGTGCGGGAGAACATGCAGACCAGCACCGCCTGCGGCTCGTTCAGCCAGTACTCGTTCACCGAGCGGCGCGCGCCGGAGCCAATGCGGACCATTCTCGACGCCGTCGAGAATGGTCCGTGCATTTCGAGTTCGGGTTGGTTCTTCCGGATCAGCCGACGAATGTCGTGCGGATTGGCCATCCCCAGGCGGTCGGCCAGATCCAGGTCGCGGACCCGCGGCTCGTTGGCCATCACGGTCAGGTCGGAGGCGGTCAGCGCGCGCATCATGTCACGCGGCCTCCGCCGGGCGTTGCTGGCGAAACTTCGGCCGGTCGCTATAGTGTTCAGCGGGTTGAGGCGAAAGGCGTTCGCCCTTGCGCGGGTCGTAGCGGCTTGGCCACAGCTGGCGTGGGGACACGCCGAGCAGCTCCGCAATCGCCAGTTCGCCGTTGATGTGCGGGCAGCGGGCGGCCGCTCGTGCGATCCCCCTTTTCAGGCCGTACATGCGGTCGGCGTCGGCGAAGGTCAGGCCCTTGCGGTTCAACAGGTACCGGATCTCCTCCGGCGCCTTGTCCGCGACGCGGCGTTTGGCCATCGGTTTCTCCTGTGATCGGGCCGGCCTGGCAGGGCCGGCTTTCTTCGAGCAAGGCTATTTGCGTTGGTAAACGTACAAAATGAACATTAAACCACTCATCGTCAAGCGCCGGAACCGGTTGATAAACGTTTGCCGGCACGGTCGGCGAGCGTCATGAAAGTGACTGTGGACGACGGAGGGGCGCTGGCGGCTAGAACTCGCACCGCGATTGGCGACGAGAGCATCCGGAGCTTTGGCATTCGCGCGGGCGTTAAACCGAGCACGATCCAGGGAATACTGAATGGCGCGCGGCCGGTCGTAGACAATCTGGTTTTGATTGCGAAGGCCGCTGACTTTTCGGTCGAGTGGCTGGCCACGGGCGAGGGGGAGATGCGCCGCTCGAAAGCCGACCCGGCGCCGGCGGGCGATATCGAGCGGCGCCTGGAGGAGGTCCGCCGGGCGCTCGACGCGACGGACCGGCTTCCGGTCGACGTTAACCGCCTGGACTGGCGCCACGAGCTATGGCCGGCCTACGCCGAGCTGCAGGCGCTGTCGCGCGACGCCGCCCTGCCGGACGGTATCCGGATACAGGTCGACCTGTACCTCAGGCTGGCATTCGACGACCGCGGCGCCGAGCGCCGCCACGAACAGCGGATCAAAGATGCCGGCGCGCGGATCAGAGAGGCCTACGCTGCCGTCGATGGCGCGATCGCGGCGATCGGCTGGACGCCAACGGCGCTATTGAAGGAGGAGCTGCGGGCGGCGGCCTTCCGGAACTCCATCCAGATCGACGACCTGGTGCTTTTGCTGGAGGCAATCAGGGAGGAAGTCCGCGCCTCCGCAGCGCCGAAATCAGTTCCCAGTTCGTGATGCGGCTTTTCAAGGGGCCAGCGGCTGAAACATCAATCACAGCAGTGGCTTACGGCGAACTGGGAACTGGACCGCCAAGCAAATGCTAATATTCCCAGTTCGCGGGCGACCCCTCGCCGGACCCGCCAGCCTTGAACACTCCCACGCGCCGCGGTTTTCAGCCATTTAAACGCCGCTTGAACGCTGAAACGATCGACGCTTAAATTGCCGTGTCAGCCCCGCCTGCGGCCCGATTCCTTCGATTTACTCCAAAACCTACGCCGCCGCCCAAGGGGTGACACTCGACCCCACAGCCCGCAGAACCCCGCCGTTTTCGGGTCTAGGCCGGGCTAGGCCGGGTTAGGCCGGGTCACTCCAGAACCTACTGTCAGATAACAGTGAGGATATCCATGGGGGAGCGGGTAGCACCGGGCGGGGCGGCGGGCAAGACCTAGGCCATGCCCCTCTGCAGGGGAATGGTGAGGCGCATCTGCAATCCCTCGGGGCGAAACATCAGCTCGGCTTTGCCGCCTTCGCTCGCGGCACTCCTTTCGATGAGCCTGGTGCCGAACCCGCGTTTCAGCGGCGCCTTAACCGGCGCACCGCCGCTCTCGCTCCAGATTAACTCCAGAACCGGCTTGTCCGCCGCCCGCACGCTCCAGCGCGTGTCGACCCTGCCCGTCGGAACGGACAGGGCCCCGTACTTGGCGGCGTTCGTGGCGAGTTCGTGCAGGA